GAAAGCACTTCGAGACGTTCTTGAAGTAGCTCGCGAAGCCAATAAGCGCGTTATTGGCGTGGAAAATGAAAGGTGATCGCAATGCCTGCGATGGAAATGAGCCATGACGTTGATCCGAAACAAGCGATTCTGGACAAGGTCGGTGACCTAAGTAATGTAGATATATTTGGGTCAGACGTGTTGGTTGCTTTGTATATCCCGCCGGAAAAGACAAAAAGCGGGATTATTCTTGCCGATTCTACGCGAGAAGAATCTCGCTGGCAGGGAAAAGTTGGCCTTATATTGAAGCTTGGAAGCACAGCTTACGTAGATGATGACGGGAACAAGTTTCGCGACATTGATGTTGGAGATTGGGTTGTATTCCGCCCTAGCGATGGCTGGCCATTCCAATTGAACACGATGAAGTCCCGCATATCAAGAGAAAGCATTGTTGATTGTCGTGTGGTTACAGACATCAACATCCGTTGTCGGGTCGCTAATCCTGACGTTGTATATTAATGGAGCGCTTCCATGGCTGAAGATATTAAAGAGAGCGCCGTTCAGGTGACTCTACCGGACGAGCCAATCACCCAAGTTGAATTGGAGGACGATTCTTCCAGGGTAGTTGATGAGGCTCCAAAGATTGAGAAGGTTAAGGCTGATAAAGATGTTGAGGCTGAGCCGAAGGTTGACGACCGGGAAAAGGCGCTCAATGACCTTCGTCGGCAATATGAGCATCAGAAAAAGATTGCTCAGGCCGAAAGAGAGGCCAGGCAGCAGGCTGAAGCTTACGCCAGACAGCAGGCTCAGCATATTGGTTATGCCCAGAATGAAGTTCAGGATTCCAACCTAAAGATCATTCTGAACGCGATTGACGCGACTGAACAGGCCGCTGCAAATGCTGAGCGTGACTATGCAGAGGCCATGGCGGCTGGCAATTATGCGATGGCGGCCAAGGCTCAGCGACTCATTGCACAGGCCGAAAGCCATCTACTCCAGCTTCAGAACGGCAAGTCGAAGCTTGAGGAGTCTCTGCAGGAGCCGGTCGAGGGTTCCGTTTATGCTCAGCAGGTCCCCTCGTTTGAGCCGAACATCCCGCAGGATCCGGTTGAGATGTATGCTTCGAGGCTGGCGCCAAAGTCTGCTCAGTGGCTGCGTGAGCATCCGGACGCGGTTGGCAAAATCGGAAAGCTGACGCGCGCCCATCAGGACGCCACTGAAGATGGGATTGTCCCGGAGTCTCCAGAGTATTTCCGCTACATTGAGGACCGACTGGGGTATTCTGGTCAGGGCAATGACGAGCCCCCGGCTGGATCTTATCAGGAGCCTCAAAGGGTTTCTGAAGCCACCCCGGCCAGGAAGAGTATGGCCTCTGCGCCGGTTACATCCTCGGCCAGCATGACATCTTCCCGGTCAAACGGGAATCCAAACCAGATGACCCTGTCTTCATCCGAGGTTGAGGTTGCCTTGTTAATGGAGCCAGAACTCTCTCGCGATAAGGCCATTGAGGCATATGCAAAGAATAAGCTGGCGCTGATAAAATCTGGAAAAATATCAGCGTAAGTCATTATTCTGAATACGGGGAATACTCTCCATGAAGTTTAAAAGACGCCTTTTGGTAAGCATGATGCGCCTCTTCCTTTGTGGAGAAGTATCCTAAAAACATCTTTTTTCGGTGGACCATGATCTCTGCTTTCCATTGGTTTCTGCGCTTATCCAAGCATACTCCCTTTAATCCGCAGGAGTTGTTTTTGTTTATGCGCCGATTCCATAGGTTTTGCGGTCGAGTTGCGGCCCTCAAGTTGGATAAACGATTATTCAACGGGTTGTTGTCTACATGGTCAACGTCATGAGGTGGGTATTCTCCGTAAACAATCAGCCAAATAAGCCTAGGTGCTGCGCGGGCGACTTTAAATATGGTTATACTGACCCTGTTTGATCTCTTACTAATGCTTCCGGCAACCTTGCCTGCATTTTTGGTGTTCCAAATCTTGCACGCTCGACTGTCTGGAAACATTTCTTGGGGTCTTGTTTTCCATATTAGGGTTCCTTCGTCAGGCCTGTACTCCAAAAGCTTGGTTACAATATCAAAACTTATGTCGTCCCGAAGGTGCATGTCGGCCTCTGATAGAAATTGAATATCTCATCATACCAGAAGCTAGAAATCGTGCAACTTAATCCAAAGGAACAAGATTATGTCAGACGAAGAAATCAACGTTGACGGCAGAACCCGCGAAGCTCGCGCTCTGAAGGCTGCGGCTCCGGCTACGACGAAGGAAACGCGCGAACAGTCGCTTGCGAGGGCTGAAGCCCGTGCGCGGGCTATTCGTGGAAACCCCGACTTGCAGGGGATGGAGCGGGACAAGTATTACGCCCCTCCCCCGCCGGAAGGCTTTGACTATCAGTGGAAGCTGAAATCTGTTTTGAATCAAGACGATCTTGACCGAATCCGTCAGGTTGAGGCGGCTGGTTGGGAGCCTGTGCCGCGCACCCGTCACCCTGAGCTTATGCCCAGAAACTACACGGGCGATACGATTGAGGTTGGCGGATTGGTCCTTATGGAGCGTCCGATGATGTTCACGATGGAGGCTCGCGCCGAGGAGCGTCGGGCTGCCCGTGAGGCTGTTCTGACGAAAGAGCGGCTTATGAAAGAGGGTCGCGGTGGAGACCTTGGTCCCCGTCAGGTCAATCGGTTCTCCAAGAGCCACGAATCGATTGACGTTCCGAACGAGTGAGAGGGCGAGAAGGGGGAGGGTCTGCCCTCCCCTTTTTATTAGATATGAGATAGTTGACAGATTTCCTAAATGCGGTAAAATGCAAACTGAAGATTTGTAGACATAGCCATGTTGGCGTTTGTCCCTTTTCGATTTGCGGTTTCGGTGACCTAAAGGTCTCGCGCTGAGACTTAGGGTTATGGAGGCGCATTGAGTTTGGCGAAAGCCAAGCACCGAGCAAACGCTCGAAAGTTCCTGGTAATCCGCGCTGGATTGCTCCCGACTTATATCGTCTGTTTCTGCCACGCGCTGTTGCGGTTAACGACATCCTCAAAATACAGGAGGAGTCCGTGGCCAATAATTTTGCGCCCTTCGGATTCAGGCCCGTTTCGACATCGAACGGCCCCATGAATTGGCGGATTTCGACCCGCCGCATTGCCTCGGCTAATGCTACGCCGATTTATAAAGGCGACGCCATTACGCAGGTTCTCCCGGCGAATGGCTACGTCACTCAGGCCACAGCGGTTTCCACAGCCACAGCTCCGTTGGCGGGAATCTTCTGGGGTTGCCAGTATCTTTCGACATCGCAGAAGCGCGTTGTCTGGAATCAGTATTGGCCGGGTTCGGATGCCACGGGCGACGTGATTGCCTATGTCATTGATGATCCGAACGCTCGCTTCGTCGTTCAGACGAGCGGCGCGAGCTTCCAGGTCTCAGGCACTCCCACAGCGTTCGGTTCTTCGCCGGTTGGTAAATACTGCAACCTTAATGTCGGTTCGGGCAGCGCGCTCACCCAGCAGTCGGGCATGTTCGTTGATACGGTCGGGACGACAGCTACGTTCCCGTTCATCATCACAAACATGGTCCTGGATCCGCCGGGCTCGAACGGAACCGATGCAACAGCCCAGTACAACTGGGTCGAAGTCGGCTTCAACAACGAGTGGCTGCGCACCAACAGCGCCGTTACCGGCATCTAACAGGAGTCCAAGGGTTTTATGGCCGAATTTCGCGTCGTCACCAATCTGGAACTGCTCAAGACGCTTCTCCTCAACCGTTGCCGCCTCGCGGAGAATGGTTGCTGGGAGTGGATTGGGTGCACCCACAAGGGTTACGGGCGATTTGAATCAAGCGGAATCTCCATGTCGGCACTTAAAAGTAAGAAGCGTGGGGCGCATCAGGTGTCCTACGAGGCTTATAAAGGCAAAATCCCTTCGGGGCTTGTTGTCCGCCATACATGCGATAATCCTCTCTGCATCAATCCGGACCATCTCATCCTTGGAACTCAAGCTCAAAACGTTGCCGACCGCGAGGCGCGCGGAAGACGAAAAGACATTAACGGCGAGAAGATTGGAACCTCCAAACTTACCGCTGAGCAGGTTTACGAGATTAGGGCGTCGGAACTTTCCTACGCGCATCTCGCCGAAATCTACAATGTCGATAAGTCTAACATTGCGGCCATCAAGACCGGCAAATCCTGGAAACATCTTCTTGTCGTGAACACACGGGCAGAAGAAAACATTCCTGCTGAAAGGCAGAAGGTAGGCTGAAATGGCTGTTAATCTTAGTGCAATCAGGGACTTGCTGCTCCCGGGTTTGCGTGGAGTTGAGGGAAAATATCCCCAAATTCCCTCTCAGTGGGACAAGGTCTTTGAGAAGGCCAAGTCGAACATGGCTCTGGAGCGCACCGCTGAAATGCGTTACCTCGGTCTTGCTGCGATCAAGACTGAAGGCGGCGCGGTTAGCTTCGACAACAACGCCAGCGAGCGTTACGTCTATAGCCAAGAGCATTACGAGATCGGTCTCGGCTACGCGATCACTCGTAAAGCTATCGACGACAACCTCTACAAGACCCAGTTTACGCCGACGAACCTTGGCCTGATCGAATCTTTCGGTCAGACGAAGGAAATCTACGGCGCGAACATCCTCAACACTGCCCAGACCTATAATCAGGCTGTGGGTGGTGACGGTCAGCCGCTTTGTTCGCTCAGCCATCCGATTGACGGTGGCGTTGTCCCGAACACTCCGGTTGTTCAGGTTGACCTTAATGAATCGTCGCTGCTGAATGCGATGGTCTCCATTCGTCAGAACTTCAAAGACATCGCTGGTCTGAAGATGTTCGCGCGTGGTCGCAAGCTCATCGTTCCCCCGGCTCTGGAACCGGTTGCTATTCGTCTGACAAAGACAGAACTGCGCCCCGGAACAGCCGACAACGACGTGAATGCGATCCAGACGACAGCTGGTGGTCTGCCGGAAGGCTACATGGTTATGGACTTCCTCACGTCCAACTATGCGTGGTTCCTCCTGACCAACATCAAGGGTCTTGTATATATGGAGCGCGTCCCGTACGAAATGGATATGCAGGTCGACTTCACTACGGACAATCTGTTAGTGAAAGGATATGAGAGATATTCATTCGGGTACTATAACTGGAGATCCCTCTTCGGATCGTTCCCGACGCACTAAGTGGAAAAGCGCGGGCGTAATATCCCGCGCTTTCTCTTCTTATGGTTGCTTAATTCCGGCTGTATGGTAGGGTGTGGGTTGGACAACCTTGGTTGGAGTAGTTCATGCCATACGCGACTGATGAGAGTGGTGTTTACAAGATCGTAAATAAGCAAGCGAGTCTTTGCTACGTTGGTCAATCACAGCGTGTGAAGAAGCGAATTGCGGAACACTTTCGTCTATTGCGTAGAAATGAACACAGAAATCCAAGACTCCAAAACGCATTCAACAAATATGGTGAAGATAGTTTCGAGGCTACTCTCGAAGTTATCTGCGAAGACCCGCAAGATA